ATACCAAGAACTTAATGATCAGTATGGTTCTCCAGTACAAAGAACATATGAGTCACTAGATAATTATTTGTTTACTGGGTATAACGATTATGAAGATTTAAAAAACAAAATCTCAAAAGATTATAAATATAATACTGACGGCTCACTTGTGAAAACGTACATAACCTTTCAATATACTGAACTAGGAGCCAACGCAGTTTCAGAATATTTTACTAAATTAGAAAGGCCTGCAAGAAATGGTGTTTTAATTCCAGGTGTAGATTGGATGACAACAAAGTACGAGGTTGTAGACAACATGATTATCTATCCTCCTTCTGGAGTTGATTTTAATGACTTGTCAATCGTAACACATATAGACATAAATATAAAAAATTCTGAAGTAAACAATGTAAGTATTAAAAATGTTTCCTATGCATCACAAGCACTAAACGACTCCAACGCCAGCCCAATTGGTACAAGATTTGGAACTTCTATATACCCTTATACAAAAACTGGAATTTATTATAATTTTAAGAAAAATAATCCATTTTCTATATACAATGCCTCATCTCCATATCTTTATTTAACAAAGACAAGCGGTATTCAGTTAAAAGGAACCTATGACCCTTTAGTAAATAGAGGGCTCATGATTCCAATCAACTCAAGCAGAGCAGATGGATTTAAAGTCATCGCAGCACAACTTGCAATTAGATTTGACGGAGATTATTTTCCCTATGCGCCAACACAGGTTTTTGAGATAGAAGGCAAAAGCATGCATATTAAATTCTATCTTGTTGCCTGCGATCCAAGCGGTAGACGAGCAAAAATATACGCAATTGATGAAAAGACTGGGCTAGTTCAAGATGGCATAGGGTTTTACTGGAATGGCAAACTTGTAAAAGAGCCAGTTGTCACTTTGCAAGACTGGGGATTCCTTGGTATTAGTTTTGCAGACAGCCTAGACTTCTCATCTTTCGAGGGGGCAATCAGACTGACTGGACCATTACTATTTAACAACATATCCTTCTATCAATCAACGAACCTACAAGAAGTACAAAATATTTCCGAAAGACCTTGGTTTAGAGTCAGGGTCCTTAATTCTAGAGAGTTAGACTGGAAATTTTGGAATGTTGGCTCTTTTAACTGGAATAAGGTTCTTGTTCTTTCAGAAACAAGTTATTATGGAGTAAACCCATCTGAAGTTTATAAGAGTTATACGGGTACAAATAAGATCATCGTAGACGATGAAAAGGTTTTAAGGTTTGGAAACTACAAATATACTGCCTATTCTGAAGTAAACTGGAGCCAAGTCGTAGTAGATCCAGTTTGATATGGTATACTTATGGTTATGGATTCCTTAATCAACCCAAAAACTGGTGAGCCGATTGTAAAGAATGTAAGACGACAAGTCATTGAAAAGAACTATGACTGGGGCCTTTATGTGTACAAAAAAGCAAATGGCAAGTGGTTTACAGATGGAAACGGTTCTGTACTCAACATACCTTCAGACAAGAACGATATTTCTAGGATGGCAGAATTAAAAAAGACTGCAATGCACTATGGTGATCCAGGAGATGGTACATGTGTATTTGTTCCAGGACTAACAAGAGTAAGTGAAGAAGAATACTCAGAACAAGTTGATAGATTAAATGCTGGACTTATCCCTTCTCTAAACGACCTTGGTGCAGTTCAGGCAGCAAAAGATACAATTGCTAAGTATGGTGACGAGGAGTAATTATGCAAGACAACGAATATGAAATTGGTGCAAGAATTGACGAAGCAGTAAAAAAAGATGATACTTTTGCAAAGTCAGATCCGTTTAGTGGCAACTGGGAAACATTAAAAACTTTAGATGGTTTGGATGCAAACTTTAAAAGAAGAACAAGCAGAATGTCATCTAAGATGGTTGAGCCAACAACTCAATATACAACTGCAGCACTTGCTGGAAAAAGCGGTATTGACGGAGCACAATCAAAAGAAATTAACCCAGGTCTAGTATATGTAAACGGCTATGGAATGTTTGATGTTATTACACCTCCATGGAACCTATATGAATTAGCAAACTATTACGACACATCATTTGCAAACCACGCAGCAATTGATGCAAAGGTCGAAAACATTGTTGGCCTTGGTTATGAGTTTAAGGTTTCTCCAAGAACAATGATGAGACTTGAAGCATCAGAAGATAATAGCGCAACACAAAAGGCACGAAAGAGAATTGAACGAGCAAAGATTGAAATGCGTGATTGGCTAGAGTCACTTAATGATGATGACTCATTTACAGCAACAATGGAAAAAGTTTATACAGATCTTCAGTCTACTGGCAATGGTTATTTAGAAATTGGAAGAACAACTCGTGGAGAAATTGGATACGTTGGACATATACCAGCAACAACAATGCGAGTACGAAGAATCAAAGACGGATATGTACAGATCATTGGAAACAAGATTGTCTACTTCCGCAACTTTGGAGCAAAGAACCAAAACCCACTAACAACAGATGCTAGACCAAATGAAATTATTCACTTTAAGCAGTACTCACCTCTAAACACATTTTATGGAGTGCCAGACATTATGTCGGCTATAAACTCACTACATGGAGACTCTCTTGCTTCACAATACAATATTGATTATTTTGCAAACAAAGCAGTCCCAAGATATGTTGTAACATTAAAGGGTGCGAAACTTTCTGGTGATGCAGAAGACAAGATGTTTAGATTCTTACAAACAAGTCTCAGAGGGCAGTCTCACAGAACGCTATATATTCCACTTCCAGGTGATAGCGAAAATAATAAAGTTGAATTTAAAATGGAGCCCATCGAAGACGGTATACAGGACGGCTCATTTAAAGAGTATCGTAAGCAAAACCGTGATGACATCCTAGTAGCACATCAAGTGCCACTGTCTAAACTTGGAGGTGGCGATTCTGGATCTATTGCAGCAGCACTTGCACAGGATCGCACCTTTAAGGAGCAGGTTGCAAGACCAGCACAGAGGCAACTTGAAAAAATGATCAATAAGATCATTCGTGAAAAGACAGATATTATTGAGTTTGTGTTTAACGAGTTGACACTAACAGATGAAATTGCACAGTCTCAGATTCTTGAAAGATATGTAAAGAATCAAATCATTACTCCTAATGAGGCTAGAGTTGTTCTGGATATGCCACAGAGAGATGGTGGAGATGAGGTCTTAGACCTTAAGCCAACAACCGCAGCAGAAGCAAATACAACAAGAGCAAGAGACTCTGAAAGAACAAATAACAATTCTGACAGCACTTCTACAGTTGCTGGAAGGAATCCAAAGGGAGAGGGCCGAAGCACCTCTTAGTGTCCAATATGTCCACATTGTGATATATGTATAAAAGGGGGTTTATAATATAATGGTGAGCAATATATCTAAAGCCCATTGGAATTCTGATGGGAATAATCTACGTCTTTCAATGCCTTTTAGTAAGGTAGACAAAGAGCGACGAATCGTTTCTGGATTTGCATCTTTGGACAATATCGATAAGCAAGATGACATTGTAACAGCCGAAGCATCAATGGAAGCATTTGCAAAATTCCGAGGTAATATTAGAGAAATGCACCAGCCACTAGCAGTAGGCAAGATGGTAAACTTTAAAGCAGAAAAGTATTTTGATCCAGAATCAAAGAAGTTTTATAATGGAGTATTTGTATCAGCATATGTTTCAAAGGGTGCACAAGATACTTGGGAAAAGGTTCTAGATGGAACCCTTGCTGGTTTCTCTATTGGTGGAAGAATGAACAAGTGGGATGATGGGTTTGATGAAAAGTCAGATAAAGCAATTAGAATTATTAAGCAATACGATTTGGTTGAGTTGAGTCTTGTAGATTCCCCAGCAAATCAGTTTGCAAATATTGTATCTGTTGAAAAAGTTGACGGAGTAGATATTATTAAGGCTGACGAAACAGTTTTAGAAAATGTTTTTTATGATAAAGAATCAGGAATTGTAATGGTTTCAGAAAATGAATCAGAGTTAAGTCCAACTACTGGTGAGCAAATGGCAAATATAGGTTTCGTTGAAAAAACGGATAATGAAAAGATAGACATGATAAAATTCTTAGTTGATAGTGCTAAAGGCATTAATACTTCTAAGATTAACAAGGAGGTACAACCTATGACAAAATCAAAAACACAAGTTGAAAAGACAGATGTAGTTGAAGATGTTGTGGTCGCTCCAGAGGCAGATGCCGTGGTTGAAGAAGTTACCGAAGAAGTTGCAAAGGCAGAAGAGACAGAAACAGCAGATGTTGTTAAGTCAGACTCAGTACCAGCAACAGAGACTGAAGATGCACCAGTTGCAGAAACAGTTGAAGAAGTAGCAGGCTCAGACGCAGACGTATCTAAGTCAGATAATGTAGTTGTAGAAGCAATTGCAGAAATCAAGAATAATCTAACATCAGCCTTTAGCGATCTATTGTCAACAGTAAAGTCTTTGCAAGCAGAAGTAGAACTTCTTAAGTCTTCAAAGGTCGATGTCGACACAGTAAAGGATTCATTTGCAGCAGTTGCAAAAGATATTGCAGCAGTGTCAAGTGAATTTAATGAATTTGGAAAACGAGTAGACGCTGTGGAAGCAGACACCGCATTCCGAAAGTCTGGAGATATCGGCGATATCTTCCAGTCTCAACCTGAAATGGTTGAAAAATCCCTATGGGGCGGTAGTTTCCTCAAAACAGCCGATCTATTCAAATGAACAAATCACTAGGAGGTGACAATATGTCAGAAGAAATAATCAAAAACCAGCCAGGCGCTGCGGGAGATCTAGGTGGAACAACACCAGGTCTTTACCAGGGTCAAGGTGCTTTCGCATCAGGTGGAATTGGTGGAGTAAGTAACCCAGGTGCAGATACACTTGGTAACATTCCAACAGCAACTCTTGGATCTACAAGCGGAGCAAACGCTGTTAACCCTAGTGGTTCAGCGGCTTCTGGAATTTTGCGCCCTGAGCAGGCACGTCGTTTTATCGACTATGTTTGGGATGCAACAGTATTAGCAAAGGATGGCCGTCGTGTAACAATGAAGGCTAATTCTATGGAACTTGAGAAGGTAAACGTCGGTGAGCGTGTAATTCGTGCAGCAGCGCAAGCAGTTGGTAACTACACAAACACAGGTGCAACATTCTCTAAGGTCGAACTTACTACCAAGAAGATTCGTCTT